TATTCTTTAAAGAAGTTATGATAGAAGGTTTATCAATTATCTGATTTCCACCCGGAGACCCAGAACCACCAGTATTAGTACTAGTGCATTCGTACCAATTAGTTCCATTATAAATAACTAATGGATTAACTCCATCAACGAAACCAATCATATTCACATCACCAAAGTTAAATAACTCGGCTCGAACTCTCGTGACAGTTCTAAAACCACCATCTGTCGTTGCGTGAGTAATACCAGTGGTGTAAGCAACCCATCCGCTGACAGTCAGTTCATAAAAAGAGTAGGTGTTACTAGATTGATCTTTACGAGCAGCGATAACTTCGTAGTCATCTGTCGTAGTATTAAATAAAATCCATGCACCAAGCACAGGACCCTCAGCAGTAGAAGGGGCGACTTCACCATAAGTGTTGTCATATGTCTTATAACCAGAGAGTCTTCGATAACCACCAGACAAAGCAGTTTCATAGTTAACTAATCGAGTAGCAGCGCCAGGGGCGTAATCGGAAAGGGTTAGACTGTTGTCGTTAGTATTTAACCCACCTCCGCAGATTACTTTGTATGAGTTAATACGATTAGGCATTATCTTCTCACCCTTGTATCATATATGTATTTATCTTTAGGAATAAGGATGAAAGCCATATCAGCAATACCCTTACTAAAATTCTGTTCGTACTTAGCTGCTCTTTCATCATTGTCCAAGAATATGAACATGTGCATAAGAGCGCCATACGTAATTACATAATCAAATTCAGTGGGAATTTCACTGGTGTCTCCATGTGCAGATAAATCAGTGTGCTTTTCCCAGTAATTAAAATGAACTGTATAAGCTTCGTCAGGAGAGGGTGTAACACCAAAGCCACCATTATTACTTTCAAAGACATAACGAGGAAGTTCAACACCATCAGTAGTACTATCAAGATCATCAGTACGATATTGTTTGTACCATTCATCTTTATTCAAGACTTCAAGTCTTCTGTTATTATCAACACCAATAGAGGTATCTTTTTCTATATAGAAAGATTCCCAATCTACCATTTTAAAGTCAATAGGCCAAGAGTATTCTTCCTGTCCAACTATCAAGAGTTGGCTCCCAGAAGTAGCATTAAAAGGCCATTCGAATTTCTGGGCATTGATTTCACGAATGGCATCTAAGACAGCATCCTTAGCAGCAGCTTGAATACCTCTTACAGTCAGAAAGTCTGCCGAGTCAATAGTGACTTCATTCAGACGACGAAGAACTCTATTAGTTAGTTCAAGGTATGTAGTAGCCATTATGTATCCTCATTAGAGTTCTGTAAGAAAAGGGGGACACCCGAGAGCATCCCCCTAATAGTTTTAATTACGAACCGAGGGCAGCGATACCGGGAGCTTTACGATCCGAGACATCCATAAGGACAGCCCAGATACGCAGTTCACCAGCCGACGGACCAGCAGTTGCCGTAGCGATCAGAAGATCAATCGTGTCAGCCGTGGCACCAATAACAATGGGCTGATAAGTAGCAGGCTGACTGGCATAAGCACCAGCAACAGCAGCGTCCAGATCATAACCATCAACAAAGGCGTCGGGATCAGTGGTCGTTACACCAAGATCAACAGTAACGTCAGTTTGAGTGTCGGTCGTTTCCGTAGTTACCTGAAGACCAGCGGCAAGAATAATCGTACCAGCCGGAACATCAATAACTTCAATAACGTCAGCCGCAGCAAGAGCAGAACCCTTAGCCGTGGTAGCCGCCGCGAGATCGAGGTTCACTTCAACCAGATACGGAAGAGAAGTGTTACCCGAACGGGTAGGGTGCAACGTGGTCACACCCGAGGTCATATCAATAGCCATAAATATTTCTCCTTAAATTAGTTCTGGAGACCAATGTTCCAGATCACACGGACCAGAGACTCCGGACGGAGAATCTTACGACCGTAAAGCTGCATACCACGAACGATATCAGCAAACGAGTCCGGATCGCGATAGCTTTCCGTCTTGGTGATCTGAGAAGCAGTAGCTACAGCCGAGTCATGACCAGCAACAACAACGCCGAAGTTGGTCGTGTTACCACCAGCACCATCCGCAGTACCAGCACCAGTGCCGAGGAACGGGAGGTTATTAGATTCATAGACCTTGAAGCCACGAATCTTACCAGCGACAACCTGACCATTAGTCAGAGCCTCAGAGGTCTGATAATCATGGTTCATAAACTTGGAGTCTTCGTCGCGAAGGATTTCGAGGAAGATCGGATCAACGACCACCCAACGGCCTTCCTGAGGCACATTATGAAGATCGAGGAAACGATTCATGCGGTTCAGAACACGAAGCGGGGTCGCATCGTAATCAGTAGCAACAGTACCACGAGTACCAATCGAAACTGCATGGCCAGAAGTACCACCGGACACAAAGTCCGAACGGTCAAGCTGACGTTCAGCAAGCCACTCATCAGTACCAGCAGAGGTGTTAGCCACCGAGCCAGAAGTCGTGGTGTTAGCCACCCAGACGCCCGAACTATTCTTGACGTAACCAGACATATAACCCAGAATCTCCGAGTCATAGGTGTCCTTCATCTTATAGCCAGCACGATCCGTCGCCATATCCATCCAGTTGACGTGGGAATGCTTCTCTTCGATATCGTCAACCTTGAAGGCAAAGTAGTTAGCCTTGTCAACGACCAGAGAGAAGTCCTCGTCTTCCATATCCTGCGGAGTGATCTGAGTACCGCGAGCATACTCTTGCACAGTGATCTCAGGCTCCTTGATGATACGAACGGAGTCACCAAAGTTAGAAATTTCACCGAAATAATCGGAGTTCGTAATACCCTCTACAACCGAGGACTTACGGAAGGCTTTCTGAACCTTCTTAGAGTAGAGAGTCGGCGAAAAGACGCCATTAGGCAGGTTATTGTACCCGCTTGCCTTTTGAAAAGCCATAGTAATTCTCCTATGTAAATGTTAATTTGTTTAATGTTATGTATAAACAAACACTCACAAGAGAGGCCAATAAACTATTGGGTGTCCATACTAGAGGATCAGTCTTTCTGGAGGCCAAATGAATTGGGTAGTCTTACTTTGTATTATTGTCTGTTTTAAAAATGATAACTAAAGGTTAGCCTTTCGGGGCTTTAATTATCGACCTGCACCTGTCAGATCATACTTGATTTTCCCTGCACGCATGGCTTCCATAATAGCAGCCTCTTTGCGTTCATATTCGCGAGGATTCATCTTATCGATCTGGGATTCACTGAATAACCATTCACCTTCTTCCGGATCAGGGGCAGTAGAAATTGTACGAGTTACACTCTCAGCAGCTTCACGCTTACTGGGAGCAGGTTTGGATTCTTTCTTACCGATACCCATGTCTGCCTTATAAAGGTCAATAACACGAGAAGCAGCAATAGCATCCCATCCATTAAGAACATCCACCATCCATGCAGGCTGGCCTTCAACCCATTCCTTAAATTCAGGAGTAGGAAGAATTTTCTTAAAGAAGTCGGGGTGAAGCCTATTTAGTTCAGCAACAGCTTCATCCATTTTGATCTTGTTTTCAATCTCTTGAACCTTGTTAATACCAGTCTGGTACTTAGCCTCAAGTTCTTTATTGTTCTTTAAGATCATAGTCTGGATATGGCCAAAGACATCAGGGTATTTTTTACCCCATGCTTCAACCTCTTCGAGAGTCTTGGGAAACTCAGGACCCTTAGGGGTACTAGCGAGTTTATTTTCAAGCTCTTGAATACGGGCATCTTTCTCAGAGAGCATCTGTTGGTTATACCTGCGAAGGTCACCATATCTCTTCTTGAAAGTCTCTTCCTCGTCTGCGGCCACCACAGGGGTAACTACTTGAGGTTTATCTTCCTCTTCGGGAATAGGTCTTACCTGATTTTCAAGCTCGACGATTTCTTGATCTTCCCGTTGAAGCCGTGCTTCATTTCTATATCTTGTCATATATTCTCCTTCAGGGGTCGTTTCATAGAACGAGTTGCCTTAGATTTACCAATTAGACCACAGACATATTCACCAATGTTACACATCTGACGGCCAATGAAATTAGATTTAGGTTCAACACCTATCCTGTAAGCCATTTCTGTTGCCCAACCTTTAACGAAGAAGAACAGGAACTTTTCAAGAATAGGATGCTTGTTTTGTTTTAAATAAGCCACTATGGGTTCAGCCCAGAGGCGATAGCCCTTAGAGGTATTATCTGAAATATACATTGCTGCATATAACTGATCTGCGTGATAGAGTTTAGGATTAAGTTTTCCAGTCTCGAAGAAGTAAGTACAGAGAACTT